GATGCTTCCCATCAGGTTGTCGATCGGACCAGGGGCGGCACCGGAGCCATCGCCGTGGGTCATGGTGTTTGGATCGACCGTTGCGCCGGCGGCCTGCTGGGCTCCCCCAGACATCAGATCGCCTAAGGCACCGGTGATGGCTTGTTGCGGGACGAACGCCGAGGGGTCTTGTGACAGCCAGCGGGGCATACCGAACGGGGTGACCTGCTGCAACAATGCGTCCGCGCCGATACCGAGCATGTCGAAGCCGAACGTGACACCGCGCTTGGCGGCGTTTGCGCCCATGCCAATAGCCGCTGATGTTGCCGCACCGGCCGCGGGACCGGCGGCGGCGCCAGCGCCCAAGGTTCCGGCGGTGACACCGATGCTGGCGGCTTGAGAGGCCGCCGACGCCGCCTGGTCGATGAGGCCGTTGATGATTTCCCCGCCAATATCTATGCCTTTAGACAGGGTTGATTCACCGGCCTTTGCGGTGCTTCCTGCGGCTGCCGGCATCGCACCGGCCGTCCGCATGTCTTCAAGTTTTTGGATGGTGATAGCTCCACCGTCTGCGGCGTGGAGTGCTTTGCGGAATGAGTAGACCCCGGATTGGCCGCCCATGGCTTTGACGTCTTTTGCAGAGAAGACGTGTTCGCCGTTAGACAGCATTGCCGGAATGGAATCAGATGTTCCAGAACCAGCTCCACTAATGCCACCGCCGAAGGCGTAGCCGACGCCCCTACCGATTTGCAGTGGCGCACCGTTTTTATCGACGCCGTATTTTTTCATCACGTAATCCAAGGCGGCCGGGATCTGCGCCATCGGATCGGTGTACGAGCCGCCAGTGATGTTATGTGCGGCAAACGTTGTAGGTAGGAACTGCAACAGGCCAGTGACGTGTTGCTTGCCGCCCTGGCCATTAGAGTCGTTGGGGTTGTCGGCCCGAGGGTTTCCGCCCGATTCGGTGGCGATTTGGCGCACCAGCGCGTCTTCCCACGCTCTGGTGTTTTTGATCCCCAACTGCGGGCCATACTGCGCGATAGCACTCTGTACCGCTGGCCGCCAGCCCTCAGCGCCCGCACCCGTAAAGCCGGTACCGCCGCCACCCACACCGGGAACGCCCATGCCGGGAATCAACGCGCCATTGTTACCGCCGCCGCCGAGTGTGCCACCCAGCAGTCCCCCGGTCGGGTCAACGGGACTTAACCCTCGGCGCTCACGCTGCGAGTTTGCGCGACCGCCGCCTGGAATGCTGTCCGGGGTCGCCGGGAACGCGTTCGTCGCCCCCGGGATACCGAAACCTGGTGAGAACAATTGGTTTTCGGCGTTGCGGCCCGCCGGGGTCTGATCACCACCCAACGCGTCCATTGTTTTGGAGAACGCGGCCCCGCCGATAGCACCGCCGCCAGCGATAGCAGCCAAGGCGATGAACGCCGGATGCATGGCGATAAGACTCAGTGCCCCCGAAACTTTGCCCAATTCAGCAAGAAGAGAAACGAATTTGATGGTCTTCCACGCCGCGAACGCCACCACCACCGCTTCAATGGCCGCGGGATGTTCTTTGAGGAAACCCAGAATTTTGCCCAGAACTTCAACAAGTTTGGCTGCCGCATCCTTGGCCCCGGTAAAGAACTCTCGGATGTCGTCGCGGTGGGCTTTGACCCATGCATCAAGTTTGTTCAGCTGCTCAGTGATGCGCTGAATGGCATCTTTCATGCCCTCCGTTTCATCACCGGAAGCGCCACCAAAAATCGCTGACAGGAAGTTTGCGCCCACCCGGGCGATGGCGGTTTGCATCTGGTCGATGGAACCCTGCAACGTGTCGCCGAGACCTTTAGCCATGCCGCCGGCATGTTTTTCGATGCTCTGTTGGAGCATCTCCATGGTGATCTCGCCCTTGGCCTGCATGGATTCGAACTGCTCAGATGTCAGGTTGTAGGACTCAGAGATCCAGGATTTGGCCGGCACACCGGCTTCCATCAACTGCATCATCTCTTCGCCGGTTAGCTTGCCTTTGGCTTGGACCTGGTTGAAGATCAGGCCCATCCGGTCAATACCGACTCCGGCGAATCCAGCCGCATCGGCGACATCGGTCATGAACCGTTTGATGTCTTTGACCCCGGACCCGATTGCCTGGGTGGCGGTGCTGAATGCTTGATCAAGAGCGAATGGTGTGCCGGTTACCGAATCGGTGACAGTTTTGACGATGTCGGTGATCTCTTTGGTGGACTTGCCTAACCCTTTGAGTTTGTATTTTGCCGAGTCAATGACTAGCAGCCGGTTGAAGCCTTTAGTGAGAGCTAAACCGGCCCCAGCGACACCGACACCCACCGCGGCGGTCAAACCTGCTGAGAGGGCTTTACCGGCCAGCATGCCCATTGAGTTGAGGGCGCCGCCAGACAGTTGAGAACGCCAGCCCGCAATGACCCGGCCCAGGCCGACGCTGCCCGCTCCTTGAGAGAAGCTGTGACCGAACTGCGTTCCTATTTCGCGGGCGCGTAGACCGCCGACTACTCCCTTGCCGATGACCTGGCCGATGCGGGCACCGATACGGTCGAGCTTGGTGTTCGGTATGCCGGCCATGATGTCTTGGTCGGGCCGCCAGCCACTCTTGAGTGCTTTTGAGGCCTGCTCAGATATGCGGGAACCGATATCTTTGCCTGCCATGTCGGCGCTTCTGCCGCCGCCCTCCAAAGCCTTCTTGATACCGGCTTCCAGTTTGGACGTTTCAGCAACGATGGACACATAGCCAGTTCCGAGTTCAGTCGCCACGGCCCATCCTTTCCATCGTTGATTTCAGTTTTTCTTTTCGGGACTTCAGTTCCTTGGCCGAGGTCGGTGATGCGCCCGGAGCAGCTGTCGGCTTATCGACCGGCCGTTTAATCTGTTTCGGTTTGTCACCCTTGCCGCCGCCGCGCTGCCAGTTGCCCCACTGCACCGCCGCCAACACCGCACCCAGGAAGTCAATTTCCGGTGTCCACCACCACGACTGCGGGTGAGTCTTTCGATAAAACGCTGACCCGGGCGTTGGCGGTAAATACGTGATGAAATCTCTCAGGTCGTTCCACGACAACCGTTCCCCCAAATCGTTGAGGGTGTACCCGGTCATGGTCATCAAATCAAAATTGATGGCCCCGCCAGACTCGTCTAGGAGCTGGTCGAGGCCACCAATTCCCCCACAGTGATCGTGGAGCCGTTCTGAATGAGTTCCGCGATCTGCTCCAACTCAAACAAGTGCAGGTCATTGATCACAGTCAGTTCGGTTTCGCTGACGAACGGTTTCAGCATCGCCACCACTGTTTGGATGCCCCGATCTTGCGGTGTCAATGCTTCGCCGTCGTCGTCTTTCATTTCTTCTATTGCCGCCAGGGCTTTGTTGAGTTCTTTGAACTGCTGGCGGGACATGCAGTCGAAGCGGGGAACCGTGAAGGTGACCGGTGTGCGGCCTTTCACGGGGTCGCCGTTTTCGTCGAATGCGTAGTCGCCGTTGGCGTCAACCGGCAACACGATTTCGATGCGGGCTGACCGGTGATTGGCACCGATGATGGGTTTCGACATGGGGGACGGACCTTCCTTGTTGTGACGTGCGGGTACGGGCTTCATGTGGGGCTGCGGTGGGTGGCAGGCCCGTCCCAAGACACCACCCACCGCAGGTTTGGGTTACGACCCTGCGGACTTGCCGGCGTCGTGGATGTACTCGATGACCGCTTCGCTGTTGCCCGAGGCGGGCTTGTAGCAGTCCACGGTGATCGTGTACTTGAGCAGGTCGTTGTGGACGTAGACGATTTCGCCGACATCGACAACTGCGCCCTCTTGGATGACCAGGCGGCGGGTCTTGTTGCCGTCCACGGTCTGCACGATGAACGCCGAGCGGGGAAGCTGCTTGGAACGGTGCTCGATCTTGATGGTGCGGTTGCCGGCACCGTCAACACCCAAGGTGATGCCGGGGCCGAACACGGTCTCCAGCACGTCGGGATCGGTTTCCAGAAGCGACAGTTGCAGCGATTCTGCGTAGGAGCCCTGCGTGGTTTTGACCAGATCGGAGCCGAACGCGTAGTGCTTCTGCACATCGCGTTCGGTCGTGACGGTGATGCCCTCTTCGCCGAGCCAGCCGTGATCAACGAACAGTGCGTTGAGCGGGGAGGTGGCGTTGGTGGGGAGGGTGGTTCCCAAGGGTGCCCGGTAGAAAACGCCACCGGAATCCGGGCGGGTAGGCGCCCAGATGATGGATGAATCTGGCATGGTGTTGTTGCCCCTTTCAGGCTTCCGGGACGGGCCTGACAGGTTGTTATGAAGTTATGTATTCAGTTGTTATTCAGTTAGCTGCCTGGAGGAACTGACAGAACCGGGGCGGTTGACAGGCTCAGGTTGCCCTGAAATTGCCACCGCTCCATGTCGATGATTTCCGGGTGAGGAAAATCAACGGGTCCTTGTTCGTTGGACCAGTTGCGAATCCACGCCCCTTCCACGGTGGTGGAGATGGCGTTGCGGAACGCCGCCCTGGCCGTGGCTGTCATGTTTTCGACCGTCTCAACATCGGGGCCGAAGCATTCAATGAGCAGCCGTGCCACATCGGTGATCGGAGTGTCTTGGCTCCCGCCGATGCGCGACACTTTGACGAACCGGATCGGTCGCTGTTTCGGCATCCGGGCCGACACCAGTGCGTACTGGCCGAAAGCCTGATCTAACACCGTGATGGCCACTTTGACGGCCGGCTTCGGGGTGAGATACCAGACGGTCACTGGCCGCCACCCAAAGCCCTGACAAGGGTGTTGTATTTGGCGTTGTGTCGGATTGCGTGCGGTCCAGTTGCCGCCACCGAAACACGCCACCGGCCCTGTCGTACTTGTTTACCGGGCTGGGAGGTCATTTCATAGCCGCGGTCGGTGCCACCACTTAACTTCAGTGTGCTGTTGGCGGCGTTCATGACAGTAAGACCGATTCCCTCCAACACGCCTTGCACCGGTTCCGAATATCGGATCTCCCGGAACCCAGCGATGTTGGCTTTGAATCGAATCCGGGCCATCAGGACCCGTATTCGGAAATCACGATCGCGGCCCGAACTCCCACCCGGTACGGCTTGAGCCGTTCCCGTAACGCATTGGTGAGCCACGGACCCGATGTGGTGGCCGATTCGGTGCCGACGTAGACGCCAGCGGCTTCTCGCGCAGTGGAGTAGCCGCTGGCGTCATAGTCAGCAACCGTGATTGACGGCTTGGAGAACACGGCAGCAACCATCGTCGCGACCACCCGGGTGACCGCACCTGGAACGGGGTCCAGTTGCCTGTCCAGGTAGCCGACGACGAGATCGGTGGCCTGCTCGAGCTGGTTGCTCACAGACACCGATTCCGCTGTTGTGAGTGACCGCCCGAGAGCGGCCACCACATCAGACGAAGTTGCGTACGCCATTGTTAGGAGCCGGCGTTGATGACCGCAGCGACCGGAGCCGGTGCCGAGCTGTACGCGGTGGCACCCGTGGACAGCACGTACCCGTAGCGGGCCTTGAAGCGCAGCGCCACCATGTCCTTCTCGGCCAGGTTGATGCCACCGACGGTGGCCTGGTCGAGGAACTTCACGGTGATGTCCTGGCGGACACCGACGCGCACCCGCGAGGAATCCACGATGAGGCACTTGGCCCGCGAGTTGTCCCAAGTTCCGTTGCGGCTGAACGTCGTGTTGTAGCCGGCGAATGACTCATCCCGGAAGATGGGCTGACCCTGCGAGTCACGGATGTTCGCGATCTCGTAGCGGAACGTCAGGTTCGCCAGGAGGGTGTC